GGTTAAAGAGTAGGTTTAACCTTGCACCCTGCTTCGGTAGGGTGTTCTATTAAATCTATTCGGAGAAGTTATGAATCATATTCTTTCAAGAAATAAACGCAGAGTATTAGGTCTACTAGCTATGAGACGTAGGCTATTTAAAGAAGAGGAAGCGGTAATCCCAACTGAGCCTGACGCAGACCATACATATATCTTCGCCACAAACCAAAACTCTGCAAATATAAATAATCTTTTTGGAGAAACTGGCTCTTCTGAATCTTACAAAGTAGTGATACCTGTTGATATTACTATTGATTCAATAGCACCACCTTGGGTTGGTTCTCTTATTTCAGCCACATGGGACGCTACGGACTCTCATTTTATTATTGTAATATACGGTAGTCTTTTAGGGGGTGCAGCAGGTGCTTTCCTTTCTGCTGCTACAATAGCTAAAGTATCGTCAGTTGATATTTATGATGTAGGTATTCAATTCGATGGTGCTGTATCTCTAGCTACTTCAGCAACGCCTACAGTTTATACGGAGTTCCAGTAATATGAAATTAAAAAATATATTATCCTTCCTTAAAGAAAATAAAGGGAAAGGACTTACTTTTAAACTTAGCACCAAAGGTGTATTCTTACATGGCTTATTGATTAATAAGAAAGAAGGTATTATCTATATTGATCTTATCAATGAAGGTGAGAAGACAACTACTACTTACCTACACTCCTTGATAGCCAAATTTAATCCTGAATCTACTATTAACTTTAGATTTTTTAATATAGATGGTGAAGGGGATGAGCGCACTGTAAATGTAGAAGACATAATAAACTCATCGTATAGAGCATCTAATAAGACGGCTTTTTATGAAATGAAAATGAAATAATGGAACTTGCAGATATTATTTTGGCATTAGTAGGTGTAGTAACAACAATCAGTGCTTGGGTTATTAAGTCTGTTATTGCTGACGTTAAAGAATTAGAACATCACATGACGCACTGTCAGTCCAATATGCCTAAAGAGTATGTAATGAAGTCTGACTACAAGGAAGACATTAAAGAGATCAAGTCGATGCTTGGTGATTTGTTCGCTTTAGTGCGAGAGACTAAATAAGGAATAGATATGATAGCAATAATGACAAATGTTTTACCGATTATCTTTGGTTACATTATGAAGTTAGTTGCCATTAAGTCTCAACAAGCTGCAGATAATACTAAGCAAATGATGGATGTGTTTGCTGCAAGGTCTCAAAGTCTTGAATCTGCAAGAACTCAATCTAATAAAGAGTCACCTATGGCTGCACTCAATCGTAGGGTAATCATCTTTGTTATATTATCTCTAGTAGTGTTTACTCAAGTAGCACCTGTGATGTTTGATGTTCCTACAGTCATTCCTACAGTCATTAAAGGCTTTAGCTTTTTAGGGTTTGAGCTGACACCTGACAAGGTAGAATACGTAACAGTACAAGGTATGCTCAAGCTTCAAGAGGTTTTCTCATGGGCTACCTTGATTATTGAATTTTACTTTGGGGCGCAACTTGCTAAAACTTAACAAATGTACAATGGTATTCGCAATAGGAATGGTAATCGCAACAGCTAGTATGGCTTTTTTTGGTGATTGGATGAAGCAAGGAATGGCTATGCCACAACAGATGATGATGCTTACACAGCCGCAACCACCACAAATTTGTGATTGCTCCTGTAAGTAATTGCTTTAACAAGTAAAAATATAATATAATGCAAGAAAACGGAGTTGACCATGACATTTAAAGACCTCATTAACCAGGTATTAATTAGACTTAGGGAAGATGCTATTAGTGTTGATTGGTCAGGCGATATAAACTCATCTTCTGAAATTACAGAATATCAAAAACTTATAGCTGCTCTAGTAAATGACTCAAAGTCTTTTGTAGAGTCTAAGCACGATTGGACAGCTCTTAAAAAAGAGTGGTACTTATCTTGGAATACTATCAAAAACACAATGGAACTTTCTGGCATTGGTCCAGAAATGAGAGTGTTGGATTTTGTTAATATTGAAGATGGCACTGTATTAGAGCAAATCAGTAGGAAAGATCTTAATAAGATTAGAATCCCTGCTGCTCAAGGAATTAGTTACACTGGCAACTTACTGTCTTATTTTTATGACTGGGATGGACCAGTTGGAAAGCCTACACATTATTACTTTGAAGATATTAACGCATCAGATGGCGATGTTAGAGTTACTATAAATCCAGCCCCAAAATCAGGAGACGGTGCTAGTTTTGTAATCGATTATATTTCTCCTCAAGCTGAACTTATTAATAGCTCTGATGTTGTTAGTGTTCCTCATAGAGCTGTAATGTTAGGCGCTTGGGCTAGAGCTATCTCAGAACGTGGTGAAGATGGCGGAACACAGAATGGTGTTGTTGCTGCTGAAGCACTAGATGCTTTAAACCAAGCTATTATCTTAGACCAAGGTCACTCAGAGATGGAGATTGATTGGTATGTCTAGCCAGATACAGCAAATACCATTAGATATTATTGGAAGGTATGGTCTTGATACACAGACTACACCTACTACTTTATCTCCTGAATGGTTGACTGCTGCTGACAACATTACTTATACCGAAGGTGGAAAAATCACCTTTAGAAAGGGATTCAATCAAAAGACTTTAACTTCTACCGATGGAAAGATCGGAGCTATTTCTGAGTTCCAAGATAAAATCTTTGGTGCTACAGGCGGCAATATCTATGAGTTAGATCTAGTAGATAAAGATGATGCCTTCATAAATGGTTTTGAAACTGGGAATACTAACTCAGACTGGCAATTTGCAACCTTTAAAAAGAGATTCTTCGGTGTCCAAAATGGATCTGTACCTGTTAGATATGATGATGTTAATGGTTGGAAGACTTTAGAAGCATACGATGCGTCTACAGCTCCTAATGGAATTGTTGATTTTGACAAACCATCAACTATAGGCACGTTTGATCCTAGTTGCTTCTGTGCTTACTATGGAAGATTGTGGACAGGCGGTGTAACCGAAGAGAATGATGTTGTATTCTTCTCTGAAGTTGGAAATGAAGAAGACTTTAACTCAGTAAATGCTGGGTTTTTAGCTCCAAGCGAAGTTTGGGGTAATGATGAGATTACAGCAATTGCACCTTTTGGTGGAAAGCTTGCTGTGTTTGGTAAAAACAATATCATTCTGTATGACAATCCACATGAGCCTACTACAATGGTTCTCGATGAAGTTATATCGGGCATCGGTTGTATTTCAAGAGATTCTGTTCAAGCTGTTGGCGATGATTTGTTCTTTTTGTCTGATACAGGTGTTAGATCTCTATTTAGAACGGCTAATAAAGATAAACTTCCAATGCAAGAGAAGTCTTTAACTATTAAAGATGACATGATTGGTAGAATCAAGCAAGACTCAGAAGCTAAGTCTGTATATATGTTTGATGAAGGTCTGTATGTACTATCATTCGTAAATCTAAATATCAGTTATGTTTTTGACTTGTCTTCTATGACTCCTAAAGATACCCCGAGAGTTACTACATGGTCATTTAACGGAGATAAGCAAATCTCATGTCTTGCTTATACTGAAGCTTATGGTTTATTATCTGGTCAGAGAGTTGGAAGAGTTGCTGTTTATGAAGGATATTACGATACCACATATATTGGCGATGATGGAGACCCAGATTCACCTGTTTATACAGAAAACACATTTAAAGCTAAGTTTTCAACACCTTGGTTGTCAATGAACGAAAGTGGTGTCAGTGTTTTACTGAAAAAGCTAAAATTTATTGTTGATGGTGGTCAAGGAACTCCTATGAGTGTAAGGCTGTATAAAGACTTTGGCATTACTCCATCGTTCAACCAAACCATTAAGATTAACCCTGTTCAATCAGGCGCTTTATTCTTGTGGGGAAAGTTAAACACTAGATGGGGATCTATAACCTCTACTCATACACATGATGCAGCTGTTCACCCTATTGATACAAAATATGCACCTATTTTTGGATTTGCAGAGAAGAGTATTCCTGTATCTGGAAATGCAAGATATTTAAGAATTGAAATGGATGCTGAACCTAGCGGTTACAAGGCATCTTTACAAGGTATGTCACTACTATTTAAACAAGGAAAAATACGATGAACTATTCACTATTAATTGATTGGGCTGGTAAGGATTCTTTACCCGACTCTTCTACATCTAAAATTGTATCAGGCGCTGATTTTGACTCTGAGTTTAATGAAATTAAAGACTCTATCGAGACTAAAGCTGAAATGAATGGTGATGCTGGTGAGAACTTTGCTTGTAACGCTCTTACAGCCTCTTCTGGCACGATTAATTCTGCATCCATAGCAACACTAGGTATTTCACAAGCCTTCACAGGATCTCAATATTCAGACGCTGTACCTATCGCTTTAAATGATAACTATACTGCTAACTTACTTACATCAAATGTATTTATTGTAACTGTAGGTGGTAATGGATATGCATTACAAGTAGAAAATATGGAATCAGGAATGGAAGTAACCTTTGTTATTAAAAATACTGGTGCGTTTGATATGGATTTCACAACTAACTTTTATTTTCCAACGCAAGGAAACCCAGCAATCACCTCTGGTGATGGAGCTGTAGATTTAGTAAGATGCGTATCAGATGGTACGGTACTTTATTGCAACATAGCACAAGACTTATCTAACTTACAGGGTTAATAAAATGAGCGGACATTGGAATGATGAATTATTAAATGAGTTTAATAAGGCTATAGAATTTGGCAGAAACTCTGGAAACTTAAATTTCACTGACGATGAGCTTCAAGCTGCTTGGGATAACGGTCAAGGTCAGCAGTTTATTGACGAGGCTAAAGGTCAAGGATTTAAATATATCCCTGAAAGTTCAGGAATGATGGCTGGACTTGCACCGCAAATTACTCCTGAATCAACTGGAACATTGTATCCAGCCCAAGCTCCTGTAAACCAAGCCCCTGTATTTGGACAAGCTCCACAACAACAGTTCATAGATCCTAATAATCAGTCTGATATGCAGATGGGTTCTTGGAATCAACCAAAAGGATTGTTCAGCTCAAATGAGGGTTTAGTTCAACATCAAAATCCTAACGCCTACTTTAATCAGCAAGCAATGTACGATTATGATGGCAATATTATGTCATCTGCTAGATCTATATCTGATGCCAGCCAAGAAGAGGGTTATGGTTCTACTAGAGGAATAACTCAAGGTACTGTTTATGGAAAAGGTGAGACTCCTGCTTGGGGTGGTTCACAAGAATTTACTAGACCGTATTCTGAATATGAGAATGTATTTAATGATAATTCATTTGATAATGTAGCTTACACACCTTCCACTAGCGTAACTGTAGGTACTGATGCTACCACTACTGATACTACCACTACTGATACTGACGTAGTTACTGATACAACCGTAGTTACCGATTCGTCTTCAGATGGAGGTTCATGTTCAGGTATTGAAAACGCTGCTAGTTACACAGATCCTGATTCTTGTGTTGCAGCTGGTGGCACTTGGGGTGCTGGAACTGTCGGATCTGGCGGAGATGGAGATGGAGAGTATGGAAGCATCAGAAGTTTCGATGGGGAAGAGAGTGAAGATCTTATAGATGCTACTGGGTATGCAGATGCCAATGGTCAGATTTCTAATGAAAACTGGGCATCTTTAGGAAATCCAGACTCTGTAGAAATTACACTTGCTAATGGTGAAAAAGTAACTGTATATAACACATCTCCTGAAGGTAGATATATTGAGCCTGTTGATGCTGGAGATCTTTCTAATAACATTGTCGATGGTGTAATTGATTGGGAGAGTGCTGGTAATCCAGACTATGGATATACTATAGATCCTATTACTGGAGTTATTACTAGACATGAAAACCCTAACTCTGAAACTGTCAAATACTTTGAAAGTCAAGCGAATGAGGTTTTAGAGGCTTGGCTTGATCGTGGAACTTTGTTTGAAGAGGGTTCTTTAACTCAGGAAGTTATCGACAACTTAGCCAAACTTCAGATTATCCCAGGTTGGGTTAAGTCAGAAGAAGGTATTCTAAATCACTTGTTGTATCCTACTTTAATTGAGATGTTATATACTGGTGGTGTGCCAATTAGCGCACTAAAAGGTATTATTCTTAGTGGCGTTCTAAAGCCTGATGACTTGGTTGATATGGCATTTGGAGTAAATCCTTTTGCTGCTGATGACTCTGTTATTGGAAACTGGTTACAAGATAATCTTGGTATTAAGCTTGAAGGAACTTTCGATCACTACAAAGGCTCTACAGATTTTGATGGTGAAGCTCAATCTGAGAAGGTTCTTGCTGCCAAAGAACACATGGAGCTTGTTCAGAATTACAACGATATGTTCCTTGAAGGCTTCCTTCCTGAGAATATGGATCTTCAAGACTTCATCGATACAAAGGGTGATATTTGGGGATGGGATTCTGCAAACGATGCCAAAGCATTAGCTGATGCTCTATATACGCAAGAAGGTAGTTTTAATTCCAAAATTGATCAGATTAATATTGAACATACTGCTGCTATTGAAGCAAATGATACAGAAGCAGCCTCTAAGTTGTCAGCAACTATTGCAGAGCTTGAAACGCAAGCAGCTCAAGCCTCAGATGAGGCAGAGATTGCTCTTGGAAATAAACAGGCTGAACTAGAGACTGCTATTGCCGAGGGTGTTGTTGATGATGCTGCAATTGCTCAAATGCAAGCTGAAGAAATTACTGCTAAAGCAACATTTGATAAAGCGTTAGAAGACCAAATTATTGCAGCTGAAGCTACTAGAACGACAATGGAAGCTCAATGGAAAAAAGACAAAGAGGACTCTCTTTCAGCTCAAGAAAGCAAGCTGGATACAGAAAAGCAAGCGGCACTAACACTTCAAGCCACAAATAACGAAACAGCTACAACAGCATTAGTAGCCTCTTATGAAAAGGCAATCGCTGATAATGACACCAAAGCGAAAGACAAATTATCAGATACAATTGCTGAGTTAGAGAAGCAGGCTTCTGATGCGTCAGATACTGCTGAAGCGAACCTATCGGCAAAACAGACTGCACTTGACACAGCTGTTGCTGAAGGCAAAGTTGATGATGAAACCATCACAGGTCTAAAGAAAGATCTAGTAGATGCTGAAGATGAATATGACACCGCGCTAACTAATCAGTTAAATGCTGCAGCTGCTACTGCTTCTAAGTTAGATTCTGACTACAAGGCTGATATAAAGTCTCAAGAAGTTACTTTAGAAGCTGAGAAACAAGCTGCATTAACTTTACAGGCTTCCGATAACGAAACAGCAACGACAGCATTAGTAAAAGATTACGAGGATGCAATTGCTAATAACGATATAGATGCTAAAGAATTACTATCAAAAACAGTAGCAGCACTTGAGGTAGCCGCAACTACTGCCTCTGATGCTGCTGAACAAAAGTTTAATAATAAACAGGACGAATTAACAACTGCTATAAATGAAGGATTAGCAGATGATACACTCATCGCTAAAATGACTCAAGCTGCGATCGATGCTGAAGAGGAGTACGATGCGGCATTAACAAAACAGTTAAATGCTGCAGCTGCTACTGAAAGCAAACTAGCTGCTGATTATGCTGCTGATTTAGCAACACAAGCTACAACTTTAGAGTCTAATAAGCAAACTGCTCTAACAACACAAGCTACAACTTTAGAAGCTGAGAAACAAGCTGCTCTAACATTACAATCTACGACTAATATCGCAGATATAGCAGCATTAGCAACAGAATACGATACAGCAATTGCAAGTAATGATTTTGATGCAGCTACTTTGTTAGCTGCTACTATTTCAGATTTAGAAGCACTAGCTACGAAAGCTTCAGATACTGCCGAAGAAAATTTAGCCGCAAAACAAGCAGCACTAGATACTGCTATTGCAGAGGGCAAGGTTGATGATGAAACCATCGCCAGTATGGAAAAGGCTGCGACAGATGCAGCTACAGAATATGATGATGCGTTGGAAGCCCAGCTTGCGGCAGCTGCAACAACTGAAGAGAAATTAGCTACTGATTATGCTAAAAATATGGAAGATCAGGCAGTTACTTTAGAAGCTGACAAGCAAGCAGCGCTTCTTCTAATGTCAAAGGGCTTTATAGCTAACACTAATACGTTGGTTGGTGAATATGAACAAGCAATATCTGATAACGATACAAAGGCTCAAGCATTACTAAAAACTACTATTGAATCATTGGAAGCTCAAGCTAAAGCAGCTTCAGATACTGCTGAACAGGAGTTTGCTGATAAACAGGCTGAACTAAAAACAGCAATATCAGAGGGTGTTGTTGACGATGCTACAATTGCTCGAATGACTCAAGAAGCGATCGATGCTGAAACAACATACGATGATGCTCTTGAGGCGCAGATAGTTGCTGCTGATGCTACAGCTACTCAACTAGACATTGATTATGCTGCAGGATTAAAAGCCCAAGATGATCAAGCTATATTAGATAGAGAAGCTGCTGTAACAAGTGCGGTATCTGAATCAGTTGCAGCTACAACACTAGCTGCTGAGACTGAAGCTACTAGAGTGGCAGGAATCGCTGAAGCCGCTTTAACTGAGTCTGAAACAAAATTAACTACTGCTATCAGTGAAGGTGTAGCTGATGATGCAGAGATAAAAAGATTAACTGAATTAGTAGCAACTAATAATACTAATTACCAAGCTGCTGCTGAAGCTCAAATTAAAACTTTTGAGGCAACTCAACTTGAGATGGAGAAGCAGTTTGATATTGACGAGACTGCTTCATTAAAACTACAGTCTGATGATTTCTTAGGGCAGATTGAACAAACCTCTAAAGATCACGCTACAGCACTTCAAACACAATCAACTGATGATGCTACTGCTCATGCAGCAATCATTGCATCTATGGACGAACAGGCTGCAACATTAGCAGATACTGCCGAACAGGAGCTTACTGACAAAGAAGGTGAACTTACGACAGCTGAATCTAATATTACTCAGTTGAAACTGGATGTTCAGGATGCTATTGACGCAGGCGATGCCTCTTCTGCAGCCTTACAAACTAAATTAACTAAAGCTGAGGCAGATCTTGTCACTAAAAAACAAGAGTTGACCACTGCTGAGGATAACTTTGATACAGCATTACAAACTCAAGTAGCTACAGCTGAAGCTGCTCAACTAGCTATGGAAGCTCAATGGGAGATTGATTTAGCTGCTGATTTAGCAACTAAAGAGGCTGATGTTTGGGCTGTTGCTCAACCATTGATTGATACAGCTAATGCGTCAATTATAGATAAACAAACTTTACTTACCGCTGCAGATACATATATAGGCACATTAACAGGTGATATATCTCTTCTTCAGTCTGATAAAACTGAACTTTCGGCTACCATTACTGGTCTTAACACTAGTAAATCAGAATTAGAGACCACTATCGGAACTTTGAACACTCAAGCTGCGACATTGGCTGGGTCTCATACCCAGGCTTTATTAGATAAAGATACAGAAAAAGCTGATGAAATAGCTGCTGCAATTTTAGAGACCAATACTACAGCGGAAGCTCTAGCTACTCAAGTTGAAGAAACTGCATTAGCTGCATTAACAGCGCAAACAACACTAACTACAAATGCTCAAGCAAAAGTAGACCAGTTAGAGATCGATGTTCAGGATGCTATTGACGCAGGCGCTGCCAACACTAAAGATATACAGGATAAGTTGGACACTGCTAAATCTGACCTAACAACATCAGAAGCTAATGCTGAGGCAGCTTTGAAAGCTCATGAAGCGGCTGAACTTGCTCAACTTAATGCTTATGATAAAACAATCCGTGATAATGATGCAACTTGGACTGCCAGTCAAAACGCTGCTGTTCAAGCAAAAGCAGAAGAGATTAACGCTGCTCATGTGATTGCTGCTGCAAGTAGAGATGAACAGTACCAAGCTGATATTACAAAGCTTGGCGAAGATCATGATGCTGCTTTATTAGCTAAAGATTCTGTTAAGTCTGCTGCTATTCTGGCAACTATAACTGAAGTTACAGCTGAGTGGACTGCTGATGTTACTTCTATAAAGGCTACACATACTGCAGCAATAACTGCTCTAAATACTGAAAAAGCAGCTATATCAACAGAGTTGTCTGATGCAAAAATTACTATAACTGACGGAACTACTTTATCGACACAGCTTCAGCTTGATATTGACGAACTAAACACTAAAGTAACCGACCTGAATACATCAATAACATCTAAAGATTTAACTATTAAGCAGAAAGTAGCTGATGTTTCTGAGTGGTCTACTAAGTACGATACAACAGTTTCTACAATGAATGCTGATCTTACAAAAGCTTTAGCAGACAAAGATATTGAGAAAGCTGATGAAATATCTGCGGCTATCCAAGAAACTAACGCAGCTAATGAGGCTGTTGCAACAACACTTGCAACTCAAACAGAGACAGCTCTTACAACTCAAAAAGCTGCTACAAAGACTGCTGAAGATGAGGTTATACGAGTAAATGCCGAGCTTGAAACTGCTGAGGGGAAAGTTACAACTAAACAATCATATATAGACAATTTAAACAAACTATTACAAGAAAACCAAACTGCATTAGAAACTGAAAAAACTAAACTAACTGATGCTGAGACTGCTCATGCAGCTGCAGAACAGGCACAACTAGACGCTTATGATGCAACTAGAGTGCAAATGGAAAAAGAATTTGATGAACATGAAGCTGCCGCTATAAAATCTGCTGAAGATGCTAAAGACGCAGCTCATGCTGCTACTGTTCTTTCTAATGCTTCTGCCGCTGCTAAAGAAAAAGCTGCTGCTGTTAAAACAGCTGTTGATACTGCTAATACTTCTCATACTGCTGCTATTACAACACTTGAAGCAGCTCATGCCACTGCTACAGCTACAGC